CTTTGATACTTGTGGCAAGTATTCAAACGAACGTGCTCAATACAGACGCACATTCGCAAAATGTTTAAAATTTAAAATCAAAAGAGGTTGGTTATGACTAAAACTTTTTACTTACTACAGTACATTGTTTTTCCTGTAGCATTATTTGTCACACTTAATTCTACTTTGACAGATATGACTGTTGCTGATTGCAACGCAGGGGTACAATTAGCTTGCGACGAATTGCAAAAATGAAAACATTTACTTTTCCCTACAACCCTTATATTGGTCAAATTTATTTAGATCCCAACTACAGGACTTGGGAGTTTGACAGTACAGAAGAAGAAGGAAAAGGTAAATGGGTCGATATAACTGAATACGAACTAGCTCCTTGGTGGAATTAATGGATCAAATTTTTAAACGCAAATGGATTAAAATAATTAACCAATCAGACGAGAAAAAATGTCGATTGTTTATAAAAAGACTAAAGCAACAACCTATTGATGTTCCCTTTAATTCCAAACAAAAGTTTGTTTGGAAATTACTTAGAACCAGATTAGAATATTTAGCACAAGAAAAAAATTTAAATAAAGAAATAATCAGACTACCAACAGCAGAACCAACAGATTTAAATTGGTCAAAACCAAAAACAATAATCAATAGAGCTTATCAAGAATTTTTAGTTAAAAAAGAAATATGGACAAAACCAAAGAACCAAAGATGATTGTTGTTAGAGGAAAGCCTGCTCCACAAGGAAGCAAGGTGTCTACTCGTTTTGGAGGTATGAGAGAAGCTAGTCAGTTTGTAATGCCATGGCGAAACCAAATAGTATCTGCTTGTATTGAGCAAAAAATAAATAATGGTGAGATTATTGAACAGCCTGTAGAAATATTTATTGACTTTTTATTTCACAGACCACAGGGGCATTATGGAACTGGAAGAAACGAAGGAAATTTAAAACCATCAGCACCAACTTATCCAATAACAAGATCAACAGGCGATATTGATAAACTGTGCAGAAGTACTTTAGACGGATTATCAATTCCTAGTGGTGGTATTTTATTAAGAGATGATTCTTTAGTTGTAGAATTAAAAGCAAAAAAATCATTTGCAGCAAAAGGTGGATTTCAAGGAGCTTTTATTCATATATGGCAGTTATAATAAGTAACAAATAAAAGGTGTACAATCTTTGTCTAATTGATATAATACAATTATCCAAACAACTTACCCCACATGGAAAGTATTACTAATGATTCAGTCGAACAAAAACCAATCGCAACTCCTAAACTGGCTGCAGCGTTATGCAAATTTCAGATGGAATACAGCAACGCAGTCCGTGATGCGTCAGGTAACTTTGGCTCGTATGTTTCACTAGCTGAAGCAGAATATGCTGTTAGTCCTGCAACAAAGCATGGATTATCACATACATTTATTATTGAAAGTTCTACATCACATACAGATGATCATATCATTTGGATTACTTGTAGAATTATGCACGAGTCTGGAGAATATATTGATTCCAGACTACCTGTAGTTACAGAAAATCAAAGAGGTCAAAATATCTACCATAAAATGGGTAGTGCTATCACATATGCAAGAAGATATATGTTGCTTGCTGCATATGGATTAGGTCAAGCTGATGATGAAGCTGACGCATTTAGTCAGAAATGTGCTGATGCAGATAATACTGGTAAAGCCAGAAATAATAAAATTAGCAAACCTAAGTTTCAGGTATCCACAACAAAACCTCCAAAGGGTCAAGAAAAAATATCTGAAGAAGCATATGCACAATTGCGTGCTGAATTAAATTCCAGACCTGATAAAAAACAAATAATGGATAATTTTAAAAATAAATTCTATCCATCAGTTGACAAGCTATTAGCTAATCACATTGAATTAACAATCCACGAGGAATATCTTCGTGAACAAATGACAAAATCTACGGAGCAAAAGTAAATGTCTGAAACACCAAAATCAAAGTTTTCCATGTGGTTTAACTGCCAATCAGAAAATGAACAACACAAATATTGGTCTGTATCTGAAATAACAGTTGACGAGGTTTTAAAACTCTACGATTATGCTATGGATGAAAAAAATCTTATAAAAGATTACAAAGGTAATAATGCTGTGAAAATACGAGCAAAAATGTTTCCTGCACAATCACAATCAGGCAATCCATATATGAAAATGGTTGTCTCTGATTATCAAAAGCAAGAACAAAATGAAGAAGAATTTTAAAAAACTACCACAGCAAGATATTGGCCTTGCCAAACAAAAACTGCCGCATGAAGTAAGAGTTTTTTTAGATCATTTAGAATGTGGTCTTGATTGTTTTGATGAAGATTTATTTGATTATCACCCCTGCACCATGACTCATAACGAGCATGGTGTTGGTTTACTTTTTTCTCAGTTATCAAAAAAAGAATTTAATCAATCTGATATGGCAGATGCTTCTTTAATAGTTTCAAGCAAAGGTGTTCATTTACAAAAAGAAAAGATACTATTTTTTAGTAACGAACAACCTCCAACAAAATTAGCTTTGCTTGTTTTATCTGCAATGATTATGAAAGAACCATTACATTTTGATTGTC